TTCCGAGCAGTAACAACACCAACCGAATCAACATTCGTTACATCTTCATAAGTAAGAACTCCACCAATACTTACATCACCAATAAGATTTCTAGTATCAATACTTGGTGCCGTAACAATGCCAGAGAATTGTGCCTCTCCAGTATTCTCTAGGGTAACTCCAGTTCCAACATTAATGTTACCGTTAGTTGCACTTACAGATAATACATTTTGATTGCCTAAATCAGCAACACTTCTTGCTCTAGACATGTTATGACTACTTTTTTAGTTATTTAGGAGAAGAATGAATCCAAACTAATAGTCTTTTCCACTTTCCAACCAATAGAATCTAAGATTGCTTTAAGTGGTTCTAAAAATGATTTTTCAAACTGAAGATCATAATCAACATATTGATTCAGTCCAAGTTCTTTTGGAAACTCCTGAATAAAAGAGATAACATTTTCATGAATGATGTTTGGTTTCTTCAAGTAGCAAAATTTAATCTTCTCTCCATTCTTAATTAAAGAATACTTATTATCTAACTTTTTCTCTTTAATATAATGATTAAACAGAAGTGCTCCCCTAGCATGAATAGGAGTTCCCTTTGTATAGATGTCAGAAGATGATTTATATTTTACTACGTCAGAAACTGAGCGGGGGAAAGATATAGATTCTGGCGGAAGTGTTTTAAACTCGCGACGACACTTATCAATATAATCAATAACATCATCCTCGGTCTTTGTCATCAAAATATTAAATGCTTCCTTCAACATCTTTCTACAAGGGGCAGGTGTGGATGATTTGACTGACTCAATACCCATCACCTTTAGTTTAGGTTCTGCATATGCAACACCTTCACTATTCCATACGTTGAGGATATATCGCTTTTTCGCAGTCCAAATACCACGATCAGCAATATTCTCACGCTTCATTTGCATTTTTTGGTCATACGCCGATACATAGTCCGCCAACTCCTGGTAACATTTCTCGATGTACGGTTCCAACTTGTCACTGCAGACCATATCAAGTAACCCCACAACTTTTGCTTTGTCGCTAGACTTATTAGCAAAAAATTTATCAACAATAGGTCCCATATTAAGATAGATCGAATCAGTGTCTGATGCGATAACATAATCGGTATCCTTTGTTTGTAAAAGGTTATTTAGATATTGGTTCATCTTATTCTCAATCCAACGGATAGAAACTTGACCAGAAAGCGTAATCGCCTCCGCATTGGCCAGTTTGTAGTACCTAAAATATTGATTACCGATGGCACCATAAGCAGAGTTGAGCGAAATCTTTTTAGCCATCTGGATATTATTGCACCTAGCGATTTCCTTCTCCAGTGCTTTCGTTGGTGTTTTTTCATAATCTTGCTTTGCCTTAAGCATTTTCTTTTTAAAGATAACCCTATCTCCGTACATCTTCTCCATTAGTTCTGGCAAAAACCCACGGACATCCTTACGGAACATGGCACCGTTTGCACATACTGCATTATCCTTATACAACTCAAAGTTGATTTCTTCATTAAGGATTTTATCTACTGATGCTGTTGGATGCCTTTCTTCTAACAAAGTCTCTGGTGAGATATTGTATTGCATAATCAGGTGGGGGTACAGACTATTCAAGTCAAAACTCACAACCCAATCATACTTACCAGGAATCGGTTCCTTCACATATGCACCAGCATACTTCTCACTCTTACTTTCCTTCTTACGAGGGGGTACTACAATGTCTCTCTTCTTCAAATAGTTGTAGATAATATTATCCCACATACGAACCTGATAGAACACATCAGCATAATTAACTTTGGCTTCATATGCCATAGTCAATGCCAGTTCAATCAGTTTCATCTTACTCTCAAGACGGTCAACCAATTCTACGTCAACAATATTATATTCAATAAACTTCTGCCACCCTTTCGTATAGAAGTCTTTAAACGTATCAAACTCAGAGTGGTCAAGTTTCTTCTGACCAAGTTCAACCTCAGCAATATAATCTAGGCGATATGATTCCTGTGCTTTGTAAGTAAACTTCTTATACAAATCAAGATAATCAAGTTGAGTCAATCCGCCAATATCATAATTGATATGTTTACGACCAGTTATGAATACCTCTCCTTCAGTCACAAGACCCCAGTTGGAAAGTCGTTTCATCAACTTCTCTCCAAGCACCCGGTTGAGACGTTTACAGATGTATGGGATATCGAATAGTTGAATGTTCCAACCAGTTACTACATCAGGAACATCTTGCATCCAGTAATTAATAAAGTGACTAAGGAGTTCTTGTTCCGTATGACAATGATAGTAAGTTACATTCTCTTGCTTATTAAGGAAAGGTTTTACACCCCAAGTAGTAATTTTCTTAGTTGTGTAATCCTGAATAGTAATTGCTAGAATTTCTTCAATGGCAGATTCAACATCAGGAAATCCATGTTCTGCTGTAGTTTCAATATCAAGTGTAATTAGTTTAATTTGATTGATATCAAACTTGACTTCATCTTCAGGATAGTGTTGTGAAATATACTGATAGATATATCGATCATTTCCATAAATTTCAAAACCATCAACTTCATCATACTTCTTATAGAAATCTCTACAATCACGTACTGTTCCAGGTCTAATTTCTTCTACCTTCTCTCCAGTTAATGTTCTATACTTGGAATTTTTTTTTGTCTTAACAAATACGGATGGAAAAAACTCATCCCTATGCTCATATCTTTTTCCGTTTTCAACTCCTCTAACAAGGAATTGATTGCCAATCATTTGAACATTAGTGTAGAAACGCATTACTTAGTCAGGTCGATGTATTTTTCAAGTAGGGTTGGCATAGGATCAGCAAGAGTTAAAATCTTATCTGAACTAATCATAAAAGTATCTTGCTTCGTATGTTCCATCATCCAAGGGGCAAGCATATTACCTTCACATACTTCCATTGGATTAATTAATTTACAATCAGGTTCTCCAACATCAGCACCAACTTCGTCTATTTCACTGATCAGAATCTTGTCGTTCATCATCAGAATCACTTTGATTACCTTGTCCATTAACAACATCCTCCGTATACATTTGAACTAATCTTTCTACTGGTTCTACAATAGTAACTACCCAATCGGCAACAATAGGAATAGTATCTTCTGCTGAAAGTGGCATCCAAGGGAACAAGGATACCTCATATCCCTTTTTGGTTTCTCCTTCTTTAAAGTTAGGATTTCTTAGTTTTACAACACATGCTTTATTGAGATAATATCCAATAATACGTTTTTCACTATCTTCTCCAATAGACATTTCTTCCACATTGGCGATAACATCTTCGCCAGATTTCATCATCAATAATTTAATACTCATTTTCCAACTCCATAATCGGGTGCATTTTTCTTTTCAAGATCACGAATAGTTTGATGCAGTCTTTCTACTGCCTTACGCATTTCTTCGGTTTCTTCCCACTCAAAAGTATCCCCCTTTGAATTCTTTTTTGATTTTTTGGTCATACGATTTACCTATCGAAAGAATTATAGCATAAAAAAAGGAGGGGCGTCAACTGGGTTTTGCCAGTTGCCCCTCTGCGGCGACAATATTTAACAGGGTAGCCGCAATTATTTAGAACCAATCTTTTCTTTTATGTGCCTCAGGAACAACTTTACCCAATGTGATACTCAGTAACCCATCCTCAAATACAACTGATCTAACTTCCGTTTCATCTGAGAGGGTCCAAGATCTGGTGAAAGATCTCTGAGCCACTCCTCTGTGGACATAATCGGTGTTAGTTTCTCCATCTTCTCGTTGTCCTTCGACAAAGAGTTTACCGTCTTGCGTGTAGACATTTACTTGCTTCTTTTTAAATCCTGCTAGTGCTAGTTCTAGTCTCGATTCTACGTTACTAACCGTGACTAGATTATATGGTGGATAATTGGAAGTTGTTTCGTGCAGGTCAAACAACCTACCAAAGTATTCATCCATACCAATACTGTTTTTATTTATACGGTCTAGCAATCCAGGCAGATCCGCAGCAGTATAACGTGCAAGGTTTCCCATTTGTACTTCTCCTTTTAAAGCGAGATTTGATTGTGTGGACCCCGAAGGCATCCTTGGCGTCAAAGGGGAGGTTAACCCCCCTATCCTCTGACATTACTAATTATACAACATATACAAAAAAACGGGGTGTGGAACCCCGTATAGTTTTTATTCGGTTATCTTCAAACGGATGCCGT